TAAAAAATGGAGAATTTGTAATAATGTATGATAATAATGGACGTTATCCATTATATCTAGACATATTACAATATAGCGAAAGAATAGCTAATAATGTCAGAACATCTGACATTAATGTATCACAGCAACGTACACCAAGAATCTGGAAGACTTCATCTAATAAAGAAAAGTCTGTAAAAGATTTAGTAAATAATGTAGACGCTATGAGCGAGGTAGTTATATCTTATGAGGATTTAAACGTAGACGATACACAAATAGTCTTAAATCCTGCTCCTTTTGTAACTGATAAAATAATGCAATATAATGATAAGCTATGGAGTGAATTTTTTAGACTTATCGGAATAGCTAATCTAAATGAAGTAAAAAGAGAGCGTCTAATAAAAGATGAGATGACAGCTTCTCAAGGTGGTACTATCGCTAGTAGATTTTCTAGATATGAGCCAAGAGCAAGAGCTATAAAAGAAATAAACGAAAAATTTGGCGAACATCTAAAAGAAAAAATACAAGTAGAGTATTACGATGGAGAGCCATCAGATATAGAAAATGAGATAAAGGAGGAGGATAATAATGTGGAATCCATATCTTTACCCGTTAACAATTCCTAGACTACCAGATAAAAACTATAAGCCTCCTACTATTTATCAACTTTTAGAGGCTATAGTAAATTATGGAAAAGATGATAAAACTAAAATCAAAAATCTAGCTAAAGATGGTAGAGAGAAAATTTTTGATTTTGATTATCCATTATCATCTAAAGTAAATAAAGAAGATTTTGAGTCAATGATACTTAATAAATTTATGATGAGACGAATAGGATTCGAGACTTTAGTTGCTTTTAAAATAGCACTAAATGTAAAACTAAATGAGATTATGCCAGTTTATAATAAGATGTTTGATTTTTTAGAGGGCTGGGATTTATTTAATGATGGAGAAGTGACTACTAGAGATAGAGATTATTCTGGAAATACTCAATTAAATAGTGGTGTTAATTCATCATCTGAAAATACATCTGATAGAAGATTCTCAGAATTACCTCAAAATGAAATATCAAATGTAAAAGATGGTAGATATATGACTGATTATAATTTCGATACTGATAATAATACTACAAGTACTAATCAGACATCTAATAGTAAAGATAGCAATATAGAACACGAAGTTATATCTAGAAGTCCATCAGATAAAATTAGAATATATAGAGAATTTTTAGAAAATAGAAATAATATCTATACAATGATATTTAAAGATTTAGAAGAATTATTCTATCAATTAGTATAGGAGGTATAAAATGAATAAAGTAGATAGAAAATTACTACCTATATTTAAGGGGTGGGCTATAGCCAATTTTCCATTTATTGAGGAAGATTTTGACGAGTTAACTCTTTATGGTATGATATGTAAAATTACAGAATATCTAAACCAAATGAGAGAGCAAGTCAATAAAAATACTGAGACAGCTATAGAGTATGAGGAATATTTAAGAGAAATTCAAGAAAAAGTAAATCAATTAGAAGCTGATTATGAAGCATTTAAAATTGAAATTGATGAGGATATTGATAATAGATTTAGAGAATTAACTTATCAACTAACTACTGAATTAAATAATCAAATAGCTATAATTAGATATTATGTAGATACTCAGTATAACGAATTAAATCAAAAAATAGATGATGTTATAGCTGGAGATATAAAAGTATATGACCCTACGACTGGATTATTAAGCCCAATACAAGTAGTAATAAATAATTTATTTGATATGAATAGAGCAAATGCTATCATGTGTTCTGAATTTGACGGATTAGAATTAACAGCGACAGAATTTGATTCTAAAGACATATCAGCTTATAATTTTGATGTAAACGCTAAAGCGTTATTAACTAGCATATAGTAAAGGAGATGGTATAAATGGCTAGTACAAATAAGACAACTAATTATCAATTATCACAATATATCGGTAGTGATAAGCCTACATATTTAGGAGATTATAATTCCGATATGAATAAAATAGATACACAAATGAAAACTAACGCTGATGACATAGCTACAGCTATTAGTGGTGTAGAATCAGCGACTAGTACAGCTAATTCGGCTGTATCTACAGCAACTCAAGCAAGTACAACAGCACAAAACGCGAACACTATAGCGGGTCAAGCAAATACTACAGCAACTAACGCTCAAAGTACTGCTCAAAGTGCTTTATCAACTGCAACAAGTGCTAGTAATAAAGTAGGTGACCTTGCTAATCTTGATACAACAGATAAGTCTTCAATAGTAAACGCTATTAATGAAATTCACTCTAGCGAAGTATATTCAACTAATGAAGTCGAAACTAAAAAAATCTGGATAGACGGAAAACCTATTTATAGAAAATATTTTGAGGTTAATGTTGCTAATACTGGTACAACTAAATATACTCATAATTTGAATATTGATTCGTTAGTATCTATAGACGCATTTTGTACTGTCTCAGGTCAAACAATTGCGGAACACGGATATAGAACTATGCCACAAGTTTTAGAAAGTACAGGAGCTGAATTTGAAATATCAGATATTCAAAGTAATGAGATGAATTTTTATGCAAATGTATGGTCTAATAATAAAGCATTTATAACTTTAGAATATACTAAAAAATCTGATGATTAAACACCACAATAAAAAGACTAGAAATTCTAGTCTTTTTTTATTTTTATGATAAAGAATTATCCAAAGAGAAATTACCTAAATTTGAGTGATTATGCCATATAGTCACACCTCTCTCAAACGCTCTATTTATTTCATCTATATAATTATGAGGTATATTTCCGTTTATAGTCTTTTCTCCACTTGTAACTTGTACGTAATTCCAATAAGGACGTCCTACTATATTTGGCTTTTTAAATGTATTTACTACATAGCCAAATCTATTAAATATTCCATCAATTATTCTAGCATATTCTGGCTTAATAGACATTTTATAAAATTGAATCTCATTTTTTGTCATAGTGAAATTTATATCTCCGCAATTTATATTACCTCTTGACTGATTAGCGTCAAATGAGTGCTGATATTGTTCCATAGCTACGCTCATAATAGTATTTAAACCAGAACCAATAGATCCTCCACTATTAGACATACCATTATAACTAGCCTCAGCCATATCAGCGTCTCCAGCTTTAATAGCTCCAGACATAGAGCTACCAGCACTAGCTAGACCAGCTAATCCACTAGTGACTTTAACTAGTCCTCCTATAGTACGAAAAGCATTATTGACGTTATTTTGTGTCTGCCAATTTGTATATGCGTCATATATCCACGAGCAAGTAGGATATTTACTAAAATTTATTGCCTCTTCATAATTGTTAGATATTCCTTTATAATTTTGAGGAATACATTTTATAGAGCAATTAGGTGTCAAATCTCCGTGTGACTTAAATTTTACCATATTATTATCGTGTACGAAATCCTCCCAATTATATACAACATCTTGACCCGTACCGTTAGAGGCTAATATATATCTATAAGGAAAGCAAAGCAATTTTTTATTTTTTGGCTGATACCCTCCAGCCATATTATAATTATCTCTTAGTAAATAATTTTCAAGTAATACATCGCTAGCTGTCTCTGTGACAAATTTTACTTTAAATGGTAGAGTACCAGCGTCAAATTGGTATGTAGACTCTGTATAATTACTACCTATTATAGATGTAGGTATCATAAATATATCTATAATATCGTCAGCTGATACTCCGTCTATATGAGAAAACCAATACATATACTGATTAACAGCAACCTCTTTTTTCTTTATTCCACTATAAGATGGATAATCAGAAAAAACAGCAAATTGTAATCCTTGATAAATTCCATTAATTAATACTCCGTTTGGAGTAGATACTCTTTTTTGATTATCTATAAATTTACTAGACGCTACGCAAATAGATATATTTGTACCTATAGCTGTAGAAACGGGACTTTCTACATTAATATATTCTCCAGTCTCTAATCCCTCTGGGAGAGTATGTAATCCAAATGTATCATCAGAAACGTGTTCTTTATGTACGAATACATAATTTGACGACCAGTCATCATAAAAAGTAGACCAAGCGTCTATTGTAAAAAATATTCTAGTAGCTTTATCTGATACATATTCTACTTTATCAATAAAAGCAAAAAACCATTTATTTGAGTAATCTTTATTTTGATATGCCATATAATTAGCTTGTAAACAAGTACTATATGGAAAATCTACTAGCAAAGCTCCATTTTCTCTAATAAATGAATAATCATTATCAGAAGCTACTATATTACTTCGACATAATGATAGCATATCACTAGCCGAATAACTTAAAACATTGATATAATTTTTATCTAGTTTTATATTATTACATAATATTATCTCACTATGTAATGTAGCCATATAATCATCTCCTTTATTTTAAATTATATATTTTTATTTTCTAATTGTAAAGTCTATAGCTTGCTTAAAATCAGTACCACACAAATCAGTACTATAAAAAATCATATTTTCCTTAAATGTATTTAATAAATCTTTTAATTTTAAATTATTTATATTAGGATTATATATATCTCGTTGCCACCATTTAGAAATTTTTACTACATCACTAAATACTAATATATTATCTGGAATATCTTTAGTAAAAGGAGAAATAAACCAGCAACGAGTATTATCTTTATTATCTATTAAATATTCTCCACTAAATTTGAATCCTTTATAGTAAAAAATTATTCTATAGCAACATCTATAACATTTACGGCTTTTAGGTAGATGAGGCTGAGGGTCACTCTGCCAGCTACCTTTATTTAGCATATCTTTATGCCTACCAATTGCAAATGATGTCTTACCAGTATCCTTACAATATTCTATTGCGAGTTTTATCATAATTTCATTATTGTTATCATCAAATGTATTAGTACCTAAATATTTCTCTTTTATTTCCCCTTGTTTTAATGTTCTTATTATATTCGCAATATCCCAGTCTAATAGATAAGGACATACTCTCGAAATAGAATTACCTACGAGCCATAATTTAGTAGTACCTCTTTTTCTATCAACGGTCGAATAAAAATTCATTAATTTATCAGATTCTCCTCCTAGATATTCACTTCTAGACATAAACTCTTCAAAAATAATATTTTTTACATCTAAATAAGAAGCTCCAGCATAATTTTGCTCTGTAGATAATGCTACTACATATCCAATTTTTTCTCCCTTTATTGTTTTACCAGTCTCGGTGTCATAATTTGCAAAATATAAAGTCTTACGATACATAGTAATACAATTATATTTTTCTTTAGTAATTTTTACAACATCTACATCAGCAAAATACGCTTCTATTTTTTCTGTAGTAATTTCTTCTTTCCATCTTCTCATCAAAATAAATCTTTCTCCAGTCTCGAGATAATGTAGAACAGCTTTTTTGTGTTTTACTTGATAAGATTTTCCATTACTACGCTCTCCATATATAATATTGATAGTAGCGTCTCTACTATCAATATTATCTAAATTATATCTGACTATCTTTTTATTTGCCATAATATTCTTGTAGCTGTTCTTTATTATATTTTAAAAATTGATAATCTAATTCTACTTGTTTTATTTTATCTTCTAAATATTCTATTTTTTTCTTATAAGTTATATTAATTATCATTACGTCTATAGAAATTATCAATATTCCTATTGATAATAATAGTATCTCTATTTTATTTATCTTCATAATTTACCTCCATATCAAAATATATTTTATTTTCTATTTTATCTAGTCTATTATCTATATCTAGATAAAATATAATTAAAACACTCCAAATCATAAAAAATAAAAATAAAAATAACATAAAAATTTTATTCTCTAAAAAATTATTCATCTAATACCTCTATATCTTCATCTGATTTTAAATTTTCTTTTTGCATTTTACTTATTTTAAGCATTAATGATTCAATTAGATTAATATTTTTATCGTATGAATCCATCATATCTAATAAAGTATCTATTATTTTTTTATCTGTATCTGTTAATGGTCTATCTAACCAACTTATAAAATCCTCTCTAGTCATTTTCTCCCTCCTTTTTTATGTATAATTTTGCTACTTGATTCTCTAATTCTTGTCTAACTTTTTTTATATTTTCTTTTGATGTTTTATTATTTAATAAATTACCTCTATTTACTTTTACTTTTTTACACGCTTTTGTGATATTTATTTTACTAAATTTTTTAATATATTCTAAATCGTCCATCTAGTCCTCCTTATATATTGCTCTTTTACTACTATTATCATTTACTAAATTAGCATAATCTAGAGCCATTGAAAGCTCATACGTTGCTGGTAGTAAACAGCAACCAGATTTATCTCTTACTATATTTTTATTTCCTAAGTAATCAGTCATCTCAACTGGAAATTGATTATCGCTATAGATTAAAGTTAATTTATTAGTATCCTCAAATCTAAATACAAAATCACTTCTAAAATCATCTAGAGACTTCATAGCTCTAGCTCCATTTTTCGGAACACCACTAATAGTAATCTCTATTACCTTACTTTTTTCTTCTCCTTTTTCTATTACATTATCATCTTTTTTGATTTTATCATTATCCTTATACTTAATATATGCGTACTTTTTAGCCCCCATTGTTTTAAATTCTAGATATGAGGCGTCTTTTTCAAATACTCCAAGCATATGATTTACTCCTTTTGAATCACTAGGAGCAAATTTTTTTATTGGTATATTTAAGTCTTCTGATACTCTTTTTATTTTTTCTTCTACATATTTATTATACTTATTTATAACATTTATATCGAATCCCTCTTTTAATTTTAGAGAGTCAGTATCAGAATATAAAACATATTCATCTAATTTTATCAAATTTCTTAAAAGATTATTTCTAGCGTATGCCGTACACCATACACCATACGCAAATGACAAAAAACATTTTTTCTTCTCATTTACTAATTTTTCTATTATCTCATCGTTAGTTAATTCTTCATCGTGCCACTCTTTTGTGTTATCATCATATATTACATTATCTCTTATCATATTCGTAACACTCATACCATATAGAGCATTAAATTTATTTTTCTCTTTTTGATATTCTAACTCTTTACCCTCTACATCTTTATACTCAGTCTTATTTACATATTTTTGTAGTATAAAATTTATAAATTTTTTAGGTAGATAATTATAATTAGAATAATAACTCTCTAATATTTCATACTTACAATTATAAGTATCTAATATTAAATAAAAATCAATATCAGTTAATGTTATAATTATTTCGCTAGCTTCTATAATACGTCCGTTATCATATTTAGCCCCTTTTATATTTCTACATTTACTGGCTGAGATAAAATTGTTATAGTATTTACATTTTATATTAGTAAATTTAACTACTAATAAATAACATAACTTTTTTGACATTTCCTCACGTCTTTTTATATTACAAATCCTAAATTCACTAGACGGATATTTATGTGATACTAATACGTATGGATAGCTAGATGTAAAATCAAATGAAGTGACATTTTTAATTATCTCATCAGCATATATCCAATTAGCGTGAGTGTATCCTCCCATAAATGCCTCTAATAATAAATTATAGATATGAGGATTCGTATTAGTTGCTTTATATACAAGTCTTCTATATTTATAATCTTTTATAGTCTCTTCCTTTAATTCTCTTCTAACTTTACCAGTAGAAGTAGTAGGAATCTTATCAACTCGCTCATATGTTTCTAACTCTCTTTTTATATAATGATAGACAACAAGACAGTCATACTCGCAATATCCCATCTCTTCTTTAGTTAATGGAGTAGAGGAGTGTCTTAATTTTGTATAGTCTAAATCTCCTACTTTTTTCTCAACTGGTAGTCTAAATAATTTAGGTAGACCAGCTAGAGATGAATTAGACATCATATAACTACATTTAAAGAGTATATTATAATCTCTAGCTAGTGCTGTCATAACTTTATGACTTTTTCTAGCTGTGACCTCTTTAAATGATATTACATTTTTAATATATTGAAATTCAAAGGCTAAATTATGTACGAAAACAATTTTTCTCTCTGGTATATTTTCCTCTAATTTATCTAAAAATGATATAAACTCTTCCCAAGTCCTACCATAATATACTACATCATTAATACTAAATTGCCAAATATACATATTAGAGAATTTTAAACTCCTATCTCTATCAGATTTAGATAATTTTTGATAATCAAATGCGTTTATAATTTCTCCATCTAATACTAAATATGATGTAGTCTCTATATCAAATGAATAAATATTATTATCAACTTTTTTTCTTATACCTACTATATCTGGAGTATGTGATTTATATTTATCCCAATAAATCACGATATATATTTTTCATATAATCTTATAGCTCTATTTCTTACATCTTCATCATTTAAAGTAATATATCTACCTAATCTATCTAACCAATTATCTTTATTATCTCCCTCAGTAATAGCGTCATCTATCAAAGCCCATAGAGTAGACGCTCCAATTTTATCAGCAAAATAATCGAAATCATCTTCTCCAAGCATATCATAATAAAATTCTGCGTCCTCTTCGTTTACTTTTCCTCTATCTTCATCAGATAAAGTGGAAGCTAGACTTTTAATAGTATTCTTTTTAACTTTATTTATGCCTTTATATGTAGATGTTTTACTCTCTAAAAATTGTCGAGAGGCTTTTTGTATAGCTTTTAATTGAGTCTCACTCATAGACTCCTTTACTCTTACTCTTCCTCTATGCCAAGCTCCTATCTTAGATGTTTGTAGTCTAGTATTTAATTTTTTACTAGCCCACGTACCACTAGAATAGCCGTGCTTATTTAATTGAGTTATTCTAGAATTGACTTGCTTAATTAGTTTTAGTGTATCTTTAAATGTTTGACTCCCAGTATCAATTTTAGTATTTTTTACTTTTGGACTTTTAATATTAGAGCCTAATCTAGAGACTCTACTCTTTTTATATCTACTACGACTACTCATAATCTACCTCCAAAATATACATCTAAATCATAACAAAAATCACTAAATCTCTTTAGGCTGGTATATAGTGATTTTTTAATATTCATCTTTTTACAATACCAGTCATAATTGCTAAATGTAAAATACTCCATTTATTTAGCACCTCCTCTCTATCATAATATCATAAATATTAGAACTTGCGTACCCTAATATCAACTAAATTATATAATACAAATTGTATTATAGTCAAGCAAAAATGTATTTATTATGAAAAAAATTTATGTTTCACGTGAAACATTGTGTCTCTATGGCGTTTGGCTTATGGCGTTGTTATCTGGATTCATTGTTTTAATGTATGCGTGGCGTAGGTGGCGTGTGTTGTGTGATGTGTTTAGTGTGTT